ATGTTGCCCCTAGCTTTACACAGCAATTAAACCCTATGGCTAATATATTGGCAGGGCAAGCTGTTGGTGGTCGTGCTGACACAGAGCAAGCAAAACTAGCAGAAACATTGCGTACTGTAGGACAACAAGAAGTGCAGTCTATTTTACAAGCTGCACAAACTGACCCTAAAGCTGCATTAGCTTTGGCTTCTTCTGCAAAAACACCGCAAGGTCGTGCATTGGCACAATCTTTAATGCAAAGCGTATTACCTAAGAAAACAGACAAATTGGTTGAATATGACACCTATAAAGCTGAAGGCGGTAAAAAAGCATTTAGTGATTGGGCAAAAGAAATTACACCAGAACAACAAGCTAAACTTGACATTGACCGCCAGCGTTTAGGTTTAGAAGGCGCAAGATTTGGTTTAGAAGGTCAAAAATTTGGTTTAGAAAAAGAAAAATTTGCGCTTGAGCAAGGCGGTGGAAAACTTACAGAGTCCCAAGGTAATGCTACTGCTTTTGGTATGCGGATGAAAGAGTCAAACCAATTATTAAATAATTTAGAAAAACAAGGCGTTAAAGATACTGGCATTGTTAGGTCTACTGTAGGTGGAATTGTAGGAATGACTCCTTTTGTTGGCGAAAAAATGCAACAAGGCGTGCAATCAGCAATGAATGTATTGCCAAGCGGTTTAGGTGGCCCAAATGCACAACAACAAGAAACAGACGCTGCTCGCAAAAACTTTGTAACCGCAGTATTGCGGAAAGAGTCTGGCGCAGCAATTAGTCCTTCTGAGTTTTATACTGAATCACAGAAATACTTTCCACAACCTGGTGATGCTGACTCTGTTATTAAACAAAAACAACACGCTAGAGAAACCGCAATTAAAGCTATGGAAATTCAAGCAGGCCCTGGTAAGCGTCAAATTGAACAAATGGGTGCGCCTAAAAAAGTGGTTAATTTTAACGATTTGCCATAAGGACAGAACATGGATGTATTAATGCCAGATGGCACTCTTGTCAAAGATGTACCAGAAGGAACAACCAAAGCACAATTAGAAGCTAAATTAGCTGGTTCTGTTGCGCCTAAAACTACTCCTTTAACATCTGATGTGCCATTAGTGGCAAGTCAAATGCAAAGGCAAGTGCCTATGGCAGAGCCTAAAACTACAATGGCAGACAAGCTAAAGGCTTTGTATGAAGTGCCAGCTACTATTGGTAGTGGTATTGTTTCGCAACCTGCTTCAATGCTTTATGGGCTTGGTAGAAGTGCTATAGAAGGTGCTGTACAAGGACAAGCCCCTAGCCCTGAAGCTAGAGATATATATTACAAACAAGCAAGACAAGCCACACAATTTCAACCTACTTCCCCAGTTTCTGCAAACGCTTTAGAGTCTATGGGTGGTGCGTTAGAAGCTGCTAAGTTGCCCCCTTACATTGGCAATATTGGCGCTATACCTTCTGCTATTCAAGCTGGTAATGTTGCAAGACCAGTAACTCAACAAGCCATGCAAACCGCAAAACCAGCAATTAATACAATGGCACAAGCACTACGCAAAGAAGCGCCTATGGTTGGTGTTGGCGCAGCAGAAGTACCTGAAGCTGTTATAAGGTCACAAATGGCACAGCAATTAAGAGTGCCGGTGGAATTAAGTAAAGGTCAAGCTATGCGTGACTTAGGTCAGCAAAAGTTTGAAATTGAAACTCCTAAGAATTTCCCTGAATTAGGCAAGCCTTTAATTGAAGCCCAAGCCAAACGCAATGACGCTATTTTGCAAAATTTTGACGCATTTGTAGACGCTACTGGCAAAGAAACTTATGGTTTGCGTGAAACTGGTCGAGTAGTAGATAAAGCATTAGTAGGCGCTGCAAACAAAGCTAAAGCTGAAATTAATACTGCTTATACCGCAGCTAGAGAAGCTGGCGAAACCCAACAACCCATAGGTTATGCCCCATTAAAGGCTTATATTGATGAACAAACACCTACAGTTAAGCGTAAATTAGCCCCAATTATTAGTGCCGTTGGCGAAGAAATAGCCAAGAATGATGCTAAGAAAACAGGGCAAATTTCAATTAATAATTTAGAAGATATTTACCAGTTTATAAATAAAAACTACGAACCTGGCACGGTTGGCGAAGCTCATGCCAAATCCATGAAAAACATTATTAACCAAATGACCGAAGGTCAAGGTGGCGAGTTATATCAAGAAGCACGCAAGTTGCGTACAAAGTTTGGGCGTGAATTTGAGAATATTGGTTATGTAGATAAGTTGCTACGCACTAAACCTGGCACTACAGACAGGTCAGTAGCTTTTGAGGATGTATTTGACCATAGCGTATTAAATGGCTCATTAGACGATGTTAAGGCTATTGGAATGACTTTAAAGAAAGCTGGGCCTGAAGGACAGCAAGCATGGAAAGAACTGCAAGGTCAAACTGTTGAATATATTAAAAGAAAAGCAACAAATACTACAGACAAAGACATTTATGGTAATCCTGTAGTAATGCCTAGACAACTTAAAACTGTAGTGGACACGCTAGACCAAGATGGCAAATTAGACTATGTATTTGGTAAAACAGGCGCACAAGAAATTCGTGATTTGGTTGCTATTACTGAAACAGTAAATGCCCCATTAAAAGGCGCTGCAAACTACTCTAATTCTGCTAGTGCCATTATTACTGCTTTAGACAAGATAAATGAGTCCCCATTAGGTAAAATACCTGTATTGGGTTCTGCGTCTAAATTTGTCGCAGAAAAAGGCAAGGAAGCTGCTATGAAAAAGCAAATTCAAGAGTCAATTAATTACAACCCTATGGCTGACGCATTAAGGAATACAAAATGAGTAGAAACGGAAGCGGTACATACACCCTACCTGCTGGTAATCCAGTAGTAACAGGTACTACTATTACAAGTAGTTGGGCTAACACAACTATGCAAAACATAGCTGATGGACTTACTCAGTCAGTAGCTTCAGACGGTCAAACCCCTATGAGTGGGGCTTTAAACATGGCTACTAATAAGATTACTGCATTGGGTACTCCTACTGTTTCTACAGACGCTGCTACTAAAGCTTATGTAGACTTAACTCAAACTGCTTCAGGAATTACTGGCGGCACTATTACAGGCGCAACGCTAACTAACGACACTATTGATAGCACCCCTATTGGCTCTACCACAAGGTCTACTGTTAAAGCCACAACTTTAGACTTAGGTTTATCTACTCAAAGCGTAGCTATTGGGCAAGGTAACGCTTCTATTATGAAGAACCGCATTATCAATGGTGCGATGGTTATTTCACAAAGATATGGAACAACTGCAACTGCTAACACTATTAATGATTACACTCTTGATAGGTTTGCCGTTTATCAAACTACAACTGGAAAATTAATTACCCAACAATTATCTTCATCGCCGCCAGTAGGATTTACAAACTATTTAGGTATTACATCACAATCTGCATTTTCTATTGGTTCTGGTGATTATTATGTAATTTCTCAAATAGTAGAAGGTTACAATGCCGCAGACTTAGGATGGGGAACAGCTAACGCTAAAACTGTAACTTTGTCATTTTGGGTTCAATCATCTTTAACTGGAACTTTTGGCGGTTGCATTAGAAATAATTCAAGCCCTTACTATCCATCTTATCCATTTACATATTCTATTTCAGTAGCAAATACTTGGACACAAATTTCAGTTACAATTGCTGGCCCAACAACAGGCACTTGGAACACAACAAATGGTGGCGCATTTAATGTGTATTTTGGTCTTGGCGTAGGTTCAACTTTAAGTGGTACTGCTGGTTCTTGGCAAAATACAAATTTGCTAGGCGCAACAGGCGCAACATCCGTAGTAGGAACAAGCGGAGCAACCTTCTACATTACTGGTGTTCAACTAGAAGTAGGAAGTAGTGCTACTGGGTTTGAGTATCGTCAAGTTACACAAGAACTTAGCCTTTGCCAGCGTTATTTTTACAAAACATACAACCAATCTGTAGTTCCTGCATCAAATTCAGCGGCAGGTGGTCAAGCTGGTGCATTAATGCTTTATATTCCAGCAACAGGAAATACAGTTAGAAATACTATGTTTTTTAAAACAACTATGAGAACAACTCCAACCATTACTACTTATAACCCTGAAACTGGTACTGCTGGTTATGCGGCTTATGAAGGTAGTGGAGCATCAAATCAAGTTGCCTTAGGTACAACTTATGGTTCTGATAATGGAAGTTTGGTTTATGGCTTATCTGCTGGTTTTACTGGTTCTTTATATTGGCAAACAACTGCGAGTGCGGAATTATGATTAATTATCAATACATATATGGTTTAGATGGCGTAACCGTTAATCAAACAGTTATTAAGAGGTTGCCTGATAATGCAATGATTCCTGTTGACCCAGACAACACAGACTACCAAGCCTACCTTGCATGGGTAGCGCAAGGCAATGAACCTTTACCAGCAGAGGCAGTATGAACTTCACATTCACATGGATATTAGACAAATTTGGCTTTACACCCAAAATTGAAACCTTTGACTTTCCTGTTAAAAAACCAGTTGCCAAAAAAGCAACAAAAGTAGCCAAAAAAACAACTGTACCCAAAGCAACAACACGCAAAAAGAAAACATAATATGTTAGACAAAGACCCAACATCCTATCCTTTTATTACTTATGCGTGGGTCTTAGGCCTTTCAGCTTTAGGTGGTTTTGTTAGTTTTATGAACAAACTTAAAGAAGGCAAAACTAGAGCTTTTAATATTGCTGAATTTATGGGCGAAATTGCTACTTCTGCTTTTACTGGCATTATTACATTTTGGCTATGCGAAAACGCAGGGTTCTCACCATTGATTACTGCTGCTTTAGTAGGCGTGTCAGGACACATGGGTAGCCGTGCAATTAGCCTGTTTGAAGATTTACTTTCTAAAAAATTCTCACAATGATTGACTATGCAAAACTTGGTATTGCTGTTTTTATTTTACTTGGGGCTTTTGCTACTGGTTGGGGCTTACGCAACCGTGATTTTAACGACTACAAACGAGAAGTTAGTAATGCCGCCAAAGCACAAGAAGCCCATGTAGAGTCTATTAAAAAGCAACAAGACTTAGTAACTAAAGGAATTGAAAATGAATACAATGCGAAACTTGCTGCTTTGCGGAATTATTATAAGTCTACAAGCGTGTGGAACAACGGTGGCAGTAAAGTGTCAGGAATTTCCACAGCCCCCAGCGCAACTGATGTTATTACCGCCTACAACATTCTTGCTGGACAATGCGCTGAAACCACAGCCCAAACCATAGCTTTGCAAGACTGGGTTAAACAACAAATAGGTATTAAATGACCGGCAACTTTAAAGAGTGTTTAGACTTAGTATTAAAGGCAGAAGGTGGTTGGGTAAATAATGTAAACGACCCTGGCGGTGAAACCAATTTAGGCGTTACCAAGCATGTATGGGAAGAATATGTAGGACACCCAGTAGAAAGCCTTAAAAAGCTAACTAAAGAAGAAGTAGCACCTTTATATGAATTAAAATACTGGAGACCTTGCTATGGAGAAGTATTACCTCGGGGACTCGACTATCTCTGTTTCAGTTTCGGAATTAACGCAGGATGTGGAAGGTCAATTAAGGTTTTACAAAAATCTATTGGACTTATATCTGATGGAATCATTGGCCCAAGAGTCATGCAAAAACTTCGAGAATCTAATATTGCAGATGTTATCAAGAGCTTCTCTGAGTCACGGAGAGAATATTATAAGTCATTGAAAACATTTCCTATTTTTGGGCGTGGGTGGATTTTACGCACAGACAAAGAAGAACAAGAAGCATTAAATATGGTTAAAAATTCCTAGCAAATTTGCCGTGGTATTTTTCCCTAGCTTCTTGGGCTACTAAGTCAGCTAATTCAATGTCTTTGTAATAGCCAATATGAATGTCTTTATAATTTAATCTTAAATTTACGCACCATTTTGCTTTTGTTTTGTTCCATCTTACATTTTTGTAACCAGAAACATTATTAATTGGCAGTTTTTGATTTTGGCAATTTTGGCTTTTTGTTGCGCTACGCAAATTTTCAATTTTATTGTTTAATTTGTTGCCGTCTATATGGTCTACAATTTCTGGCATATAACCATGAAACATCATATAAATTAAACGATGCGCTAAGTAAACTTTTTTATTTAAACCTATTCGCCTGTAACCATCACCTTTTATTGACCCAGCAATAGTGCCTTTAGGTGACTTACAACTTAATGAAAAATTCCAATAAAGTTCGCCATTTTTGTAATCAAATAGAAAATTTAAAATTTCTTTGGTAATATCTTGGTCAGCCATACCAACTCCTATAAGTTGTGGTGGTTAGAAGCCCTTAGTAGCGCAAACTACTAGGGGTTTTCGCTATTATATCAAAAACGGCTGATTGTTAAGTAAAAACAGTACCCAAATACAGCTACGGCAGCTAAAGCCCCCACAAACCCCCAAAACCAGTTATATTCGCCTTCTGCTGGTGTTTCTATGGCGGTTGCATAGTCAGCGTCTTTAAACGCCTCAGAAGCCGATTTAAAGGTTTTACCTACCATTCCTACTGTGCGTGTACTCATTTATTTAACTCCATAGCTTTATTAAACTTTTCTTTCCAATACTCTATTTCTTCTGCTTGCTGGCGTAGCATTTTTGCACTTTCAAGCATAATTTTATTGGCACGACTATCCCAGTAATCATTTTCCAATTCATCAGCTAGTTCATTTGCATTCATTGTTTTTCCTTTAAGGCTTTAAGGTAGTTTTTAAGGGCTTTGTCGTCATCTTGAAATATGCGGTCAAATAATTCCTTGGTTGGCATTCTGGCGGTATGTGGTTTGAAATTGCCATGAAACACATAGTAAGTAAATGCCCTACAAGCCCATTCATAAGTCCTACAATCGTCTGCTTGGTCGCATTTGTCACAAGGGGCTTCCCCCTCAAATACTCGTCTTACATAAGTTTCCATATTCCCTTAATAAAAAGTAGCAGGTCAGGTCTTTTTAGTTTGCAATCCCCAAGGGCCATAAAGCTGAATAGTGTCAAGACCTGCTATGTAAGTAATTTATTATTAATTACAAGGGTTTTGTATTAGGACATACCCTATGTTGTTGTAAATACGCTACTAACAGTTTAAAAATGACTTATTAATGAGTCTTTATTGGCTTAATGGCTTATTTATAAGTCATAAACTTTACAATTAGCCGCCAAAACTTTACAAAAGTGTCTACAACTTTGTTGATATATATACTTTTTGTCTACAAATGTACATATAGGGCTGTATTTGGCAGTTGCTATCTATTAGGTGGAAAGCCGCAAAAACCCTAACTTACTGCATCCTACATTGGCGGCTTAACGCCCTTGTCAATGTCCTATTTTTGCATGACTTTTTCTTTAAATTTCATGCACTTACAAGCGTTTTTAAATAAGGTGAGGTGGCAGGACTCCGTGATGTATGGTTGCGAAAGGGGAAATCGCACCTACCACCTCTTGAATTTAGTTTAACCCAGTTTTAAGTTTGTATATTTTTAGTAAGGCCAAAAACATTTCGTAGCCGTCACGAATGTCTTGCTCTTTATGCTCATATATTGCAACTTCATTGGTAGTACCATTGATATATACATTTGCACACCTAGCTGTGGGCGCTAAGACTTCTCTGTAGGCTGCAAGCTGTAGTGTATGCTCTAGGTAGGGTGTTAGTTCACTAGGGCTTTTTTCTGTCGTCTTGAAGTCAATAACGACTCCCCCATGCCCTACGCTTGGCTTGCAATATAAGTCGCACTTACCGCCATAACCTTCTTGGTTTACTAAACTCTGCTCTGAAATCCATAATTGCGCCCCAAAATGAGCCGTTATAGCGTCATCTACTTTGCGGACATAGGTAGGCATGTCAGGTACAAATTCGTTGTTGTAGAAGGCTTCTATCCAGTCATGTATAAGAGTACCCCTAGTCATAGCTTCTTGGGACTTTTTCTTAGCCAAGTCCATACAACGAGCTATGTAGTCTTTTTCTTCTTCACCTTCTTGGCGTGGGTTTTCAATACAGGCTTTAATAGCCTCGCTTTGTAACCACGAATTAAGGCCATCTTTAGAAAGCTGCTGGTTTATTGTGCTGACTGACGGCACTAGCGTACCTGGCGCTGCTTTAGCGTCACGCAAGGTTACTGACCTTTCCTTGCCATTTTTGCCGGTCATTGTATAGCGTGGTGCGCCAGTTAAGGCGCAATACCAATGTTGTGACATATTTTCCCCTTTGTACTACTTAATTAAGTAATTCTAAAATTGCTTCTCTGTCTACAGTATTTAAACAACAGTCTGCACAAGCCTGTATTACTTCACGAAGTACCGCAGCTAAGTCATTGACTTCAAAAGCTATTAGCTGTCTTTCCTCATCTACCCCAAAAGGCTCATTAGAAATTATAGCTTTGTCGCCAATTACATCACGAATATTGCTCAACATTTTTTCCCCCAAAAGTATAAGTCATGGCTGTCTGAATTTACTGCAAACCCAAAATGCTTAAAAATTGTATGAAAGTCAAAATTGTCTACAAGGTCATGTATTGCAATGTTTTTGTAGTAGTCGTTGGTAAATGGTGCTGCGTCTGCGTTAGTTGCGGTAGTGCCATGCTCTGCTCTGCCGGTAGTAGCGCAAGTCATTATTACTAAGTCTTTGGACAACTCGCACATTTTTTGAAATGTTTGTACCCAATGTTTGTCATGCTCTAAACATTCGCAAGAAATAACTGTGTCAAAAGTCAAGTTTGGAAAAGGTAATTCATGGCCTTTGCATACCATGTCTACATCTTTACCTTCTCCAATATCCACGCCCAAATAGTCGCACCCTTGAAAAAACTCCCTAACAGACCCATTTATGTTTAATGAGCCTACTTCAAGCACTTTTTTATTGGCAAAATTGTTAGGAAAACAAACCTGTACAGTCTTTACAAAAGACATTTGGTTAGGATGGCTCATTAGAAAGGCAAGTCCGAGTCTATAATTTCGTCAGCGCCTTTAGGTGTAAACCCTTTAGCTTCTTTTTCTTTGCCAATAGATACGCTAAAGAATTTACCTTTAGTGCCTTCTTTTACCCACGCAGACAGGTAATGCTCACGGTTATTGACCATAATGCTGCCTGTATAGTCTGGGTGATTTTCGGTTGTTTTGCGGTCATTTTTGAATAGTGAACCACTACCCTCTTTTGGTATGTAAGCCATTAAATTTCCTTTGCTTTTACTACTGGTTTAGGTGACGAAGCGGCATTACCGTCATCGTCTGCTTGTACTACTCCTACTACTGCTGCTACTGCGTACCTACGCATATAAGTTAAAGCTGACCCTGCGCCTTGTGCGTCAGGTTTAGTAACCGGCACAGACATTTCTTGGCTAATATATTCGCCAGAAGAATGCGTAAGAATAGTAGTTAAAGACATAGACTTGTCTAATTCTGAATAAGTCCCAGGGAATTGAGCCACAGCCAAACCATTGCTAGCCAGCAAATCACGGCAAGCATCCCATACAGACTCCAAGTCCGCATACTTAGACTTAAAAAATGGGTTAGCAGAGTCTTTCTTGGCATGGGTAAGTTTCCCTTGTACGGTTGATAGCGCTTTGGCTAAGTTAGCAATGCTTTCAGACTGTTGCATTTTTGCCCCCAAAAATATCACCAAAGTCATTAAATACTGACTGAAGGACTGCATTCTTTTTAGGCTTGCCACAAGCTGCACGAATAACATCAATGTCATCTTGTGCTAACTCTGTGCCATATTCCATATTGTCAAGCGCCATTTCTAAGCGCTCTTCCATTTCCAGCATTAGTTGGTTTAATTCACCCATTTAAGTTCCCCTTAAATACATAGCGAAATTGCTATAACCACACTTTAACACAGGTGTATAAAAAAAGTAAACTATATGCAAATAAACAACAATTAAGGTAAACTGCGTTAATGGACAGACATTTAAAACTTACAGACACAGCAATTATTGACCTACTTGGTGGCACAGCAAAGGTAGCTAGAATGTGCAAAGTAGACCCAGCAGCCGTTTCTAATTGGCGTGTAAGAGGAATACCGGCAGACAAATTTATGTTTTTGGGCGCAAGAATAGAAACAGAAAGTCATGGGCTTGTAACTAGGCAAGACTTGTTTCCCAAAAATTACTTTTTAATATGGCCTGAGTTGTTGCCAAAAAACAATGCTTTTGGTAAACATGAAGCTGAGTAATGTAACTATCTGCGCTATTGACTCTGTGCAACCTGACAAAGCCAAAGCCGCCATAGAAAGAAGTAAACGCCATATTCAATTTGGTGATGAATTGTTTATTGACCACATGAGTATTAACAGTCGCCAAGCGTATAGCAAATTTGTTCTTCAAGAGCTACATAAATACATTCATACTGACTTTGTTTTAATAGTCCAATGGGATGGGTGGGTAATTGACGCAAGCGCTTGGCATCCTACATTTTTAGACTATGACTACATAGGTGCTGTATGGCCTTGGCATCCTGAAGGGTTGCGTGTAGGCAATGGGGGTTTTTCGCTAAGAAGCAAGAAACTGTTGCAATTATGCGACACTCCTAAATTTGTTTACGACAATAGAAACGAAGATGACCTAATATGTCATTTAAACCGTGACTACTTGGTTAGCAATGGAATTAGGTTTGCCCCTGAAGAATTAGCAAGGTATTTTAGCTACGAAAGGGAAGTAACTAATTTGCAAACCTTTGGTTTTCATGGAGATTTTCACATGAGTAAATACTTGTAGTAGAATTACCATCCTTTCTTGAGGCTCTAACGACATACCAGGGGAAAGGAATTACAGCGCTACTGGGGGTAATGGTTGAAACAGCGCAATATAGGTGGCGAAGTTAGTGCCTATACCATGCAAGACTGACGGGTTAAGCGATTCCTCATTGGAAAACTTATTAAGGCAACCTAGGTAGGCTAGGTACGCTCAAACCTCTTGGAAGTGGTTTTAAAGCAACTAAGTATAAATAC